ATCCAGATCGACTCTCTCGGTGACATATAATCTATCGAAAGATAGAGGTAAATTAGAGAAGGGGAGTGAGAAATCACTCCCTTTTTCTTTTTGTATGGAAAACCAAAATTTCGTATATTTATAGGTATATGTAATGTAATATGTCAATGGAGTTTTTGTAAATGGCAAACGGAATGACAATAAAAATAAACACAGAAGATGGTATTAAAGAATTTTCTGTGATGGAGTTGTGGGACCAATCATACAATGATTACAGATACACTAACACATTCTTTGATCAACTAAAAGAATATACATCTATAATTGGAACTGTTGAAAACAATATAATCAACAACTTATTGCGTGGTAGATTAGATAGATATTTTAAGACAACTGTAACCAGACCAGGTACCATATCTACAACTATGACTGATAATGGTAATAGAATAAACATCTCACAAAGATCTATTACACAAATAAACGGAACAATTCAGACGATCGGAACATCACAAATTTCTTCAACTGTTAGATATTCTTATCCAACAATTATAAGAATTTCTAATGATGGTTCTTCAAGAATTCAAACTAGATACACTTTTTTGAATAGATACGCATATCCAACTGTAAGATAAGAGGTTATAATGGCAATTTTTAAAAGATACAAGATAAATTCTTTCAAAGAAGTAATGATAAATCAACCATCTGGTTTAGTGCAAGATGGTGGATTTTCTACATATACAATAGGATCTGACAGTGATTTTGTTGGTGTCATTAAGAGTATAACCCTAATAGGTGAAGTTATAGAAATCACTATGGACACTGGTAGATTCAATGTAAATCAAATAAATAACACAACACAATCGGAGTTTGATCAATTAGTATCAAACGGAACAATTCGTGTAACAGAAAGATCACTTGGGTGGACCGAAATTGCAAAAACTCGTGCATCTTTTTACTATGAAGAATGTTCACCAACTTCTTTTGTTAGAAAAAGACCGGTATCTGAACACTATTATGATTTTTCAACATTTGCATTCGGAACATCCTTAGTTGCTGGTTCTGGATTACAAGATACCGATACTCAATATTCAGTTGGTGAATCTGCATTAAGACAAGTCGGAACATTCGATCCAAATATTGGAAACAATATGGGTGTGTTTGGACCTGGTTTTAATCAAATGGATATACAATCGTATATGAGAATGATTATAAACTCGACTATATCTACGGGACAGGGATCAATTCAAAATCAACAGGGTGAATCGAGATTTGTTAATGGTTGGCAACCACTAGACGGACAAATATTGACACAAATACAACTTTATCTTGCAGATAAAAATGAACACTTTAATAATCAAAACTCACAAACAATTTCTTCTGGAAAATATGGTAGAACACGAGATACAATTCAAGAAGGATTTAGAGCAAGCTCTTACGTCGGAATTGATTTTTCAAAAACCACAGGTCAGTGTTTAGAAACAACAATATCTTCTACTTCAACATCTGTTACCCCAACAACAGGTGGAGAGATGCCAACGGATGGTGGTTTGTCTAGAAAAAATGATTCTCCTTACAAGCCAACTGATCAAGATCTGGAACTTTTTAAGTTATCAATAGATTCAACTTTAAAATCATTTCCAAGATTTAAATATAAAGATAAATCAACTGAAAAAACACAGGGAAATCAAATAAAAACAATTGCAATACAGATGAATCCAAAATTATATCCAGAATCTTTGCAAATAGGTCAATTCTTTTTTTATGAATTAAATAATGCTGGTAAAACAATTGATTCAATATTTGAAGAAATATATACCGCATTGCGAAAGAAACCGGAGATTATATCATTATCCGATCAACAAAATGATATTGATTTGGGTGGTGGTTTCACTGGATGAAGTATATTTATTACTATACTAATATATTAGGAACAAAAATGAAACTTTCATCAAGAAAAGAATTGATAAAAGAAGCCGAATTGGAATTAGAAAAAATAAGAGAACTTACATTTAAAAAACCTAAAATGACACGGGGTGGTCAATATGATAGATGGGGCGATTTAATTTATGACCCCGATATATCAGAAATTGATTATGAGGAACTTAGACGTAAAGATCCAAGTCTCCCAAAAAAAGATCCAAGAGGATGGAAAATATTTTGGGATGAGACATTATGGAGATTTCCACAATATATGAAGTGGTTATATTTTTCTGATGAATTTGGTTCGTATGCAAAGAGAGAAAAATTATATTTGGGTGCATACGGCGAAAAGGCTAGAAAAGAATTAATGAAAAAACTTGATCCAACTTTACTTACACAAAAACAAAAGCAACAATCCAGTCCTTTATTTAATACACCGGAACTAAAAAAACAAATGCCAAAAACTTTTATTGAATTAATATCTGATAAAAAAAGATGGAACGTTGTCATTAGATATTTTTTAGCTAACGTATTAGATGCTATGAATAAAGATTGAGTGTCTTTATTCTGTGTGTTTGAAATGAATAATATTGGGTAAAATTATGAAAAAATTGATAAAAGAATCTGAATCAAATAAAAAGCAAAAAGAAAAAGAGTTCATTGCTTTTGCAAAAGCAGCACAGAAAAAAGAAGAAACATATCAACATTTGATGAATACAATGCCAGATTTAAAAAAAGCATCTAAATCTGAAATATCATCTTGGTATAAGCAATTTGTGGATCTTTTATTTAAATGAAATTTAGGGAAAAGTTATGGCATTAGATGGATACGAACTAATTAGAACTAATCAGTTCAATAATATTGAAATTTTGTGTATTCTTTCTTTTTTAGAAACCTTGTGTGAAGAAAGACAACTTAGGAATTCTGGGGTATTTGGACGCACAGAAGCGAAACTCCCAGATATGGCAATCATGATAACAATACTTAGGGCAATAAATAGAGTAGATAAACAAGGTATTTCAAAATTTTTAGATTCACCTGGCTCTATTTTTTTAACAACACCAGAAGATTTAGATAAATTAGTACTATGGACCAGTGAACAATATAATTCTATTCTAAATTTTATTTTAGAATGGATCGAAACAAATATGTGTGAGACTGAATTTGGATTAAGTCAAGATTCATCTGAAAAATTATATCACGCTCCACATTTAGCAATACCAAGAATATATGGAGTACTTTTAGCGAGGGAAACATTTCAATTCTATTCCAGAGTCACAACTACATACCGTGATAGTTTTCAATCATCGAGATCCCCATCATTCAACGAGGAACTTCAACTAAATGACTATACGAAATGGGCACCAGATGCGGTATTACCTGCATTTGATGAAAATGGTGTTTTGCGGTTCATAACTCCATTTAAAATGAAAGTTTATGCTGAAGACGGTATTCTCTGGAGAGAATTAATTGGTGGTGATGTGGTATTACAACCAACAATTGCTTCTATCGTTCGATCTTTTAAAAAAGTTTTTGATGCTAACATCGGCCTAGAAAAAAAATGGTATCAAGCATTATCTCTTCAATATAAAGGTGTATATTGGGACGACGATGAGGATTTAGTTAGTTCTAAAACTTCAAAACCTGGAAAACCTGTTGATGGAAGTTTGGCTATATCTAGACTAGAAAATAATACTGTTGTATATAACAACCAAATTTTTTCAGATCAACTAATCAAAACATTGCTACGCATAATTGAAGACTATGATAAGGCAATAGATGAAATTACAATTTATTCACCCGATATAACCATAGAAAAAAGTCAAGCTGAAATGTCCAGCATTGTCCAAAGATTTATTTCTTCTAGACAATATAAGATTTTAACCGGTGGTATACCAGATTCACTTTCTACTGCAAAATATACCGTTTTTGGTATAACAGTTCTACTCGCACTTACATCTGGAATAGTAAAGGTTGGTATACAAAAATATTATGCAAACTATCAGAATTTTTTTCCAGTTTTATCTAGAATGCCATGGACAAATATTCAGGGTAAAGCTGCTCGCAAATTTAACCCAGTACCTGGAACTTGGCGAAGAGAGTCTAGAACACTGGCTTTATCGAGAATAAAATCTTATGATAAGATGATTCATAAATTGGATGTGAATATATTAGCACCGTTAAAATATGCTTATGGTTTTTTAGACATAATTAAGGGAAATTTTGGATCCGGTATTGGGAGTATTGTTTCGACCTTTGCGGTGGGAAAACTTGCACATAGTGATATTGTAGATGGATTTTTAGAAGGTGTATCAAAAAGTAAAGCGTGGGGTAGGTTAATATCAAAATTACCGGGTGGTGCCGTTCTTCTTCCGGCAGCTGGAGGTGTCCTTGTAGAAATAGCGGTAATAACTGCATTGACTGAAATAATTAGTTTAGGTATAGATTACGTTGAATCAAAAATAGATGAAAATAGAAAAATGGAACTTAGGAGAAAGGCAATGTCTCTTGGATATGCACCAGATGCATATGCCAACTATAATTTAAAAATACCTATGTCTCAGTTTGGTCATATTATAGATGTTCCCGTTTTAAACCAATTTTTATCTCGTCAGGAGATACTTACAGAAGGAGGCCGCGTAATAACAGGAGACACCATTAAATTTTTAGATAGAAAGGTGGAAAATTATGATTGGTCTAAAAATGAAATAATTGGGGAACGTCCCTTAGAAGGATTATGGCCAGTGAATTTTGCACCATTGGAATCAATAGAACGTGCAAAGTCTGGTGTTAAGATAGATTTTGATGATAAACTAGGAGAAAATCCACCAAAAGATCACCCAGATTTGAAATCAAAACCACCTAAATTGGAATCAAAAGATGATGTTAGTTTGTTTTTTCCACAATATCCGTGGGGTATTACTCCTTCTATTTGCATACCTACATTTGAAGACGCAGCAAAAGAAGCAGTCAAAAATAATTTTCTTGCACAAGGAGACTTGAACAACATATATGAATATAATGAATTCATGAATACAGTTGGAAAGATTGTAACCACGCCATTAGATGGCTTAGTTCCAAATATAAGTAAAGCAACATCAATATCTTTTGCAGAATCATATGTGAATACGTTATCACAGCCTCTTTTGGATAAACTCATAAATGATACACGAGATGTATTGAGTACAATAGACGAAGAAACTGACACGGGAGAATTTACATCAGGGACTAATCTTAGTTTAGATTCAACTGGACAAACTCTTATAATTGAGCCACATCGTAGAATATCTCAAAGCGAAGAAATAGTATTTACGTCAAGACCTTCGATACGACCTAATTCTGAAAACAAAACAAAAGATGGAAAAAATATACCAATAGGTCAAAGAACGTCCACATCTGACTATGTAAAAAAGTCAATCAGAACATATTTTCCGGATAATAAAATAACACGACCATATAATAATGATTATAAATCAAATGTTCCACCAATTACAGTTAAAATCGCGTTACCTTCATTTGCAAATGGTAATGGTTTAAGAGATGTTTCTTCTCCAAATCCACTGGTGCGAATTTTAACTAAAACCGAAAGGAACGCCCTGAGATCATCAAGTTCACCTGGTTCTGTTTCAAACATAGAAGATCACATTTTAACGGATGTATCAATTAAATTGGGCACATCTGATCCAAAATTAGATACAGATTTATTTGAAAAAGGTTGTGAACTTAAAAGACCGGAACGTGGCGATAAACCAAATAGACCAGATAGAGATACGGGACCTCGTGATACGGGACCTGGTGTCCGCACTTGCTTCCCATCATATGTTAAGGTATTAACACCAAACGGTTATATGGAAATATCTAGTATGAATATCGGTGATAAAATTACTGCGTTTAATGAAGATGGCAATCTTGTAGAATCTAGTGTGACTTATAAGTTTATCCATGACGACGAAGAAATGTCAGAAGTATTCGAATACGAACTTTCAAATGGAAATAAACTCCACATAACAGATAATCATCCAGTATTAGTACCAAGTGGAGAATTTTTACAAATTGGTTGGTTGAATATGGGTGATTCCGTCGTTGGTGAAAACAATGAAGAAATACAAATTATTTCTAAAAAATTTGTTGAAAAAACAATTGTTTACAACCTAGAAGTTGAAAAATACCATACCTATATTGCGGAAGGTGTTCGTGTTCATAACTTAACAAATAAATGGGCTGGTAAAGGTTCTGGATTTGATCCTAGAATGGGAGGAAGAAATAGACCTGGTTTGATAATAATTGATAGTTCTGAATGGGAAAACGGGGGAGGTCAAGGGGACGATACTAAGAATTCAGAGGCTGGAAATCAAGAGGCCGTTGGTAGTGGTAGAGATAATCCATTCTTACCAACGTGTTTCCCATCATGGTCTATTGTAACAACTGAAAACGGGAAAAAACCAATATCAGAAATTTTGGTAGGCGATAAGATCTTTACTTTAAATAGGGAATCTGGAAAAATAGAAACATCGGTGGTGACTGACGTTAAGAAACATGAAGACGAAAATCACTCGGTGTCTCGATACGAATTATCAGATGGTGGCCACATAGACATAACAAAAAATCACCCAGTCCTTACTCCGAGTGGTTACTTTAAATCTATCGGTAAATTAACTATCGGTGATTTAATTATTACGGAAAATGGAGAGTCTGTTTCTATTATAAATGAATATCATTTGGATGATTGCCATGTCTATAATTTACAAGTAGAATCGAACGGTTCTTATATTGTAGATGGTATTGTTGTTAGTGACAGATAATAGATCTTTAAATTTTAGAAGAATTAAAGGTGACATTAGTCACCTTTTTTCTTTCCATCCAACCTATTTATAGAATATGGAATTACAGAATCAATACATAGAGTTGGCCATATCGAGTCTAGTAACATTACTGGGCGTATTCCTTTCGTGGTTCCTCAAATACAAATGGGGTGAGTACAGACAGAAAAAAATCACCCGTGAGATTTCCCAATCAAAATTAGTCCAAACAATCTTAGAACAACAACTCGAAGAATACGGTTGTCAACGTGCCTTTATTCTCCAACGTCATAATGGTGGAAAATATGGTTCTGGTCGTTCAATGAACAAACTCTCAACTACATTTGAAGCACTTGAAGACGGTGTAAGTACCGAGTTCAAAGAATATCAAAATCTACCAATGTCATTATATTCTGGACTTATAAACTCTGTTACCGAAAACAAAGCTATTTACCCATCAGTTGAAGAAATAGATGATCTTCTTACAAAAGCATTCTTCGTTCAACGTGGTTCTAAATCAGCAGTTGTTTATCCAATAGAAAAAGGAACAGAACTAATAGCAATGATTGGTTTTGAATGGACACACAAGCAAAAGAATATGGACACAATTATTGCAGACATGACGAGAGACGGTAAAGTAATAGGAGAAACCCTTTCCAAATTATTGTAGGAGCGATTATGAGTAAGCGCGAAGAAATGGAAATTGATTTTGACGATGTGGAAGTAGAAGGTATAGAGGTTAGTGGTATTAAAAAAGGTAGGAAGAACATAAAGAACAAGATTCAGTTTAATATGTCTTTGAATGCAGAACAAAAAGAAACAAAGGCAAGAATATTACAAGATACGATTTCCGTTCTTATTGGTAAAGCTGGTTCCGGTAAAACCTTACTTGCAACACAAATTGCTTTGGAAGCTCTTTTTTATCGTGAAGTTGACCGAGTTATAATTACAAGACCAACGGTATCAAACGAAGATATTGGTTTCTTACCGGGTTCTATGAAAGAGAAGATGGATCCATGGCTTTCTCCAATCCAAGCTAACATGATTATGTTAACAAACAAAGCAAAGATTGAGAAGTTAATGTCAGAAGATACGATCGAGATTTCACCGATTTCATTCCTTAGAGGTAGAACATTTGTTAAAGCATTTGTAATCGTGGATGAATCACAGAACGTAACAAAGACACAGATGGAGATGATCCTTTCTCGTCTTGGTATGAACTCAAAGATGATTTTAACAGGTGATTCTTCACAAACAGACTTAAAAAACAAGAAAGACTCTGGTCTTCCATATTTATTGAATATGGCTGATACTATCAATGGTCTGGGTGTGTATGAATTGAAAACCAATCACCGTCATCCGATTGTTGAAGACATCCTAAAACACTTTGATGATATTAAGTAAGAGAAGTAAATGGTAGAAATTCCAATATGGCCCGGTTCTTCAAGTTTTACAACAGGTAGTACACCGTTCGGATTTTTCGATGCAGAAGCTACATTTCGAGTTGATGCTGACAACGTTGCCGACTGGTGTGCAAAAAGACTTGGTTATCCACTTGTAGACGTAGAATTACAAGCGGCAAACTTTTATACTTGTTTTGAAGAAGCGATCTCGGAATACTCGAACCACGTGAACCAATTCAATATTCAACAGAATATGTTGAGTATTATGGGTACACCAACTTCAAATAACTTGACACACCAAAACATATCAACAAATATGGGCGGTATGATTCAGTTAGCAACCGAATACGGTACAGAGACTTTCACCAACGGTAATGTAAACTTCTATTCTGCTTCAATTTCGATACAAACAGATAGACAGATATATGATCTAAATCAACTTATCCGTGACGTAAGAGTTCCAACTGGTTCGATTGAAATCAAGAAGGTTCACCACTATTCACCACCTGCATCTACTCGTTTCTATGACCCATACTTGGGTAATCAGGCGATGTTAGATACGTTCGGTTTCGGTGCATATTCAACAGGTGTATCGTTCATGTTGATGCCTATGTATGCTGACTTACTTCGTATTCAGGCAATTGAATTCAATGATTTGATGAGAAAGTCATCATACGGATTTGAACTCATAAACAACAAACTTCGTATTCATCCGATCCCTGTAAAGGACTTTACACTTTGGATTGAGTACATTGTAAAAGAAGAACGTGCCAATCCACTTAAATATCAAACTGCAAGTGGATCTGTATCAGATATGTCTAATGCACCATACAATCGAATGGAGTATGGTAAGATAAACTCGGTTGGTCGTCAATGGATATTCCGATACACACTTGCACTTGTAAAAGAGATGTTGGGATATATCCGTGGTAAGTATGGAACTATTCCAATTCCAAACGGAGAAACTACTCTAAATGCTGCTGATCTTCTTTCAGCTGCATCAACTGAGAAACAAGCCCTTATTGATGAATTAAGAACGATGTTAGACACAATGACACGTTCTAAACTTCTTGAAGCAAAACGTGCGGAAACAGAACACTTAAATGTTGCTCTTAACGGAACTCCTTTAAAGATTTACATAGGATAAACCAATGCCATTATTTCATGGACAAAGAGATGCATCATTGGTACACAAGTTCAATGTAGAACTTATTCAGGATATTATAGATACCGAAGTTGCTTTGTATAAACTTTCATTGGATAATACAAAGACAAACATCTATGATGAATCTGATAAGAAGGTATATCATTCGCCAATAAAGATACCGTCACTTATAAATCGTCAACCACAGACATACGAAGGAAACGAGTTTGGTCAAGACTATACTCAGGTTTGTGATTTTGGATTTATTCGAGAAATTCTAAAAGACGTGGAAACGTATGTTGAAGTTGGTGACGTTGTAGAATACAACGGTGAATATTGGGAAGTTGATGCCATCCAAGAAAATCAATATTTCGGTGGTAAGAATCCAGATTATTCTTTTGCAACAGAACGTTGGGGTCACAATGTTTCTATCATCGCAAATACACACTTGACAAGACGTTCTAGAATTCACGTCGAAGAAGTTCGTTCTGCCCCAAGACTTAATGAAAACAATGATTTACCGAGTAACATCTAATGCCTAATAATTCATCACCATACCGCAAGTCTCCTATTAAAAGAACTCGTGATTCTTATACCGATGATAGAAACTCGGTAGAGAATCCACGGATAGACTTAGGTAAAGGTCGTCATACTCAAATACGAAGAGACCAAGATAAGGTAAAAAATCTTGGTGTTACTCTTTATGATATTGATTTTGCTGTTAAGTCTTTCATAGATCAAACAATGCAATTAAGAATAGAAGACAATAATGAGTCTATAATCGTCCCAACAATCTATGCGAATGCGGAAAAATGGGCATCCATACAACGAAACGGGTATCTAAAAGATAAGAAGGGTAAAACACTTGCCCCACTCATTACGTTTAGACGATCAAGTGTTACAATGAAAAACGAGTTGAAGAGAAATAAGGTTGCCAACACGAATCAAATTTCGTATATTATGCAACAGAAATATGATAAGTTAACACCATATGATAAGTTTAGTTCACAGTATGGTATAAAGAAAAGACAAGAATACTTTGTTACTCCGATACCAGATTATGTAGACGTTACATATGACTTCATTCTTTGGTGTGAGTATCAAAACCAATTGAACTTCTTGATTGAACAATTTGTTTATTACACTGGACAATCATTTGGTGAAAAGAACTTCTTTAAGTTTGCTACGAATCTTGATTCATTGACAATGGAAGACACAAATACAACAGGACAAGATCGTCTTGTGAGAGCAAGTTTCCAGATAGTTGTACATGGTTATCTTCTTCCAAAAGAAGTTGCAGGTGAA